AAACAAAGTAGATGACTATCTTAAACAAACTGATCCTGACAAAATAGGTTACTTTGCATTTACACAGAAAGCTGCACACGAAGCAAGAGACAGAGCAATTAAAAAATTTAATTTAACAGAAGATGATCTACCATATTTTAGAACACTACACTCACTAGCATTTAGAAAGTTAGGATTAAAAAAAGATCAAGTCATGCAGCCCAGACATTACAAAGATCTAGGTAAGAAGTTAGGTTTTCCTGTAACGTATGCTGACTATCAAGAAGACCAAGGTGGTATCTTTACATCAGACAGTGAATATCTACGAATCATACAACTAGCACAGCTACGAAACATTACACCAGAACAACAGTTTGATTTACAAGAACACACGCAGGATCTGGAGAGAGATCAACTTAGAATTATACACAACGAGTTAGCAAGATATAAAAAAGAATATAACCTAATAGATTTTAATGACATGATTTTAGATTTTACAAAGTCAGATAAGTCACCAAAGTTTGATGTAGTATTTATAGATGAAGCACAAGATCTATCACTAATGCAGTGGGACATGACACGATCTATTTGGAATAAAACAAAAGATTCTTTTATTGCAGGTGATGATGACCAAGCAATCTTTAGATGGGCTGGTGCAGACGTAGATTCTTTTATAACATTAGAAGGACAATACTTGCCACTGACACAGTCGTATAGAATACCTGCAAAGGTACACGGACTAGCAATGGGTATTATAAATAAAATTAGAAATAGAATAGATAAAACGTGGGAGCCTAGAGTTAGTCAAGGAAACTTACACAGACATTTTGATGTAGAAAGTATTGATATGTCAACCGGTGATTGGTTAGTGTTAAGTAGAACAAGACACATGCTGACAGACATAGAAGAGTCTTTGTATCGACAAGGATTGTATTATGAAAACAGATATAAACGAAGCAGTGAAAAAGAATTACACCAGGCAGCTACATCGTGGGAGCATTTAAGACAAGGACAGTTGGTGTCTTACAAAGAAATAGAAAACATGATTAAATTTATTGGTCCTAAACATTGGCATGCTAAAAAAATAAAAGGTATGGCTAAAGGATCTTTTTATGGAATAGATCAACTTGTAAAAGATTATGGTCTACAAGTTAAAACAGTTTGGTATGAAGCATTTGACAACGCAGGTCAAACTAAGGTAAATTACTTGCGTAAGATGAGAAAGAATGGCGAGAAACTAAACGAGAAACCTAGAATTGAACTATCTACCATACACGCAGCGAAAGGTGGAGAAGCAACTAACGTTGTACTGCTAACAGATCTTACAGAAAATACTATGCGAAGTTATGAAAGAAATCCTGATGACGAGAATAGATTATTTTATGTAGGTGCAACAAGAACAAAAGAAAACTTACATATAATAGAACCAAAAAAATATGAGAAAGGCTATTCACTATGACAAATAAAGATATGTTTAAATCAACAAACTACAATTCTTTAGAAGACCAGGTAGGCGGGAAACACTACCGTAAAATGAAAATTCAGCCCGCAGAATTTATTAATGAAAATAAACTTTTTTTTGCAGAAGGCAACGCTATAAAATATATTTGTAGACATCAATCAAAAGGAAAAGCACAAGACATAAAAAAGGCAATACATTATTTACAAATGATACTTGAAAGGGACTACGATGCAGATACCTCTATTTAAACCACAGACTGAGTGGCTACCACCAGAAAATTTTCCAGACTTATCCAAGTATGATGAGATTGCAATTGACTTAGAAACTAGAGACCCAGAACTAATGAAGATGGGATCAGGATCTGTAGTGGGTAAAGGTGATGTTGTAGGTATCGCTGTAGCTGTTGAAGGATGGTCTGGTTATTATCCTATTGCTCACGAAGGTGGTGGTAATATGAGTCGAGCAAAAGTATTAAAATGGTTTCAAGGTGTATTAGATACACCTGCAGATAAAATATTTCACAACGCAATGTATGACGTGTGTTGGATTAGAGCGCTCAGTTTAAATGTTAACGGTAGAATAATTGACACGATGATTGCATCGGCCCTGGTTGATGAAAATCAAATGCGTTATGATTTAAACAGCTGTGCTAAAAGATATACCGGCAAAGGTAAAAATGAAAGTGATTTATACCAAGCTGCAAAAGATTGGGGTGTTGACGCCAAGGCAGAAATGTATAAACTACCTGCCATTTACGTAGGCGCATATGCAGAAGCAGACGCTGAGATTACATTACAGCTTTGGAAAGAACTTAAAAAAGAAATACTTCACCAAGATATACAATCTATTTTTGATATGGAGACCGAGTTGTTTCCTTGTCTTGTTGATATGCGTTTCCTAGGGGTGCGGGTAGACGTGACAGCAGCCAGTCAATTAAAAAAAGAACTAACCAAAAAAGAAGAATTATTATTACACCAAGTGAAAAAAGAAACAGGAATAGACACTCAGATATGGGCTGCCAGATCGATCGCTCAAGTCTTTGACAAATTGAAATTAGATTATGATAAAACTGAGAAAACATCTGCACCTTCCTTTACTAAAAATTTTTTACAGAATCACCCCCACCCACTGGTGAAACGAATTGCCCAAGCCCGTGAAATAAACAAGGCTCATACCACGTTTATTGATACCATATTAAAGCATTCACATAAAGGTAGAATACATGCCGATATTAATCAACTTAGATCAGATAATGGCGGAACTGTGACAGGCAGATTCAGTTATTCAAACCCAAATTTACAGCAAATTCCAGCTAGGAACAAGGACCTCGGACCTTTAATCAGGGCCTTATTTGTGCCCGAGGAGGGCCATACATGGGGTTGTTTTGACTATTCTCAACAAGAGCCTAGGCTGGTAGTGCATTATGCAGCTTTACAGAATCTCTATGGAGTGGACGATGTATTGGAAGCGTACCGTGAGGGGGACGCTGATTTTCATACGATCGTTGCTGATATGGCAGAGATCCCTAGATCACAGGCTAAGACCATAAATCTTGGCCTGTTCTATGGTATGGGTAAAAATAAATTACAAGCAGAACTCGGTGTATCTAAAGATGTATCGGATAGTTTGTTTAGACAATACCACAACCGAGTACCATTTGTTAAACAATTGATGGACAATGTTATGCAACGTGCACAAGAGTCCGGTAAGATTAGAACTTTACTTGGAAGACTTTGCAGGTTTCATTTATGGGAACCTAATCAATTTGGTATTCATAAAGCATTACCACACGATGCAGCGCTCTTGGAACACGGACCAGGGATCAAGCGTGCGTACACTTACAAAGCATTAAACAAATTAATACAAGGATCAGCAGCTGACATGACAAAGAAAGCAATGATAGAGTTACACAAAGAAGGTATCATACCGCATATACAAGTACATGATGAACTTGATATATCTGTTGAAAGTCCTGAGCATGCACAAAAAATAAAAGATATTATGGAAAATGCTGTTGACTTAGAAGTACCTAACAAGGTAGATTATGAATCTGGTCCTAATTGGGGCCAAATAAAATGATAAATTATGGCTTACTTAAACGCAAACATTCCTGTACAATACGCGCAAATAAAAAAGGAGTATTTATATGACTTTAAAAAACATAAAGGCGAAGTTGAAGACTGTATTATCTTCGGTATCACATCTCTTACCGGCAGGGCTATTCTCTTCCATGCCATCATGGAAAACGGTGCTGTCTTTTATCGTCTCCCCATATCAGCTTTTATTCAACGTAATTATGAACCCGAATCTGTTCCAACCCAAAGACTTGATGAACTGGAACTGTGGAATAGTTTTTCTTATTACCCTGCTATTACTACTTGGGATATTTTAACAGCCGCATCAGGCAAATACATTGGCAAAGATAAAAAATGGTATCATGGTAAGTATTTATTTACCGTTGACTGGGGCCATCCAGATGCTAATATATTAAATTCTGATCATTCAGAAATTCCGCACGAACATAAGTGCGCTCACATAATTGCGTTAGACAACGGCAACTATGCAGCACAACCTAATAACAGATGTATCTGGGACCTGCCTTCGTTTACTGTGAAGGACAACATACCTGACTGGAAAGTACAAACTTCAGAATGGAATGTAGAAGACACCGGAGCATGGAAAACAGAAGACACAGACAATTTCTTTTATGAAATTGAAGAAAAAAAATGAGGTATTTAAATTATGAACATTGCAGAGTTATTCAAAAAGAATTTTGTATTAGTACCCGTTATAGCATCTGTCTTGTTCGGGACGTTCACTGGCGTTAAGTATATTGTTAATCTAACAGATACGATTAATTCTAATCAAACACAAATTCAATCCATTCAAGAGATGGAGATTGTAAATCTTCAAAGAGAATTAAAAGTTTCAGACGGACATATCCAAGAATTAAAACAAAGATTAGAGAGAGCAGAAGCTACATGGGAAATGGCTGAAAACCTTTATGATCTATTGGGACAAAAAGTAAACGAACTTGAATGGGACGTTAAGGATTTAAATAGGTAATGTATGGAGAGTCTCAGGATGGATTACAGATTTACTGCACTATTAATTGTAATGATGACCCTACTAGCTTT